ATAAACAATATGAGACCTAGATTGATGGGTCGAAATATTATATTAAGTGATAGGACTTCTTCGGATTTAAGGAATAAGGAGATATTGGCTAAGGTATTAAATATAGCTAAAGAGAAACATGATGAGAATAAATTGGCTATAGATTATCTTATTGATTATAACAAGGGTCGACAAACGATATTGGGTAAGACCAAAGAGATTAGACCAGAGATAAATAACAGAGTTGTTATAAATCATGCACAAATGGTTACTAGGAATGTTGTTGGATATTTTTTAGGTACTCCAATACAGTATGTAGCAGATGGGGTTAATAATAAACAAGATGCAGTAGATGAGTTAAACAGGCAAGTCCAATATGAGGACAAAGGTAGTGTGGACAGGGAACTTGGAGAATATCAGAGTATTGTTGGAACTGGATATCGTATAATTTATAGAGATGGTGAGTTCGCAGATGATGTACCGTTTGAAGATAGGTCATTGCATCCAAGTACTACTTTTATTGTTTATGAGAACAGTATAGCACAAAAACCACTTGTAGGAGTGACTTACTATCCTGTATTCGATGATGCTAACGTGGAAGTAGGTGCTAAGTATTATGCTTACACTGATTTTGGAAGATACACTATAAATTCACAAGAACATGCTACTATATTACCATCCGATATAGGCGAACTAGAGCCTTACGATGTTGGTGGAGTTCCTATTATCGAGTATCCAAATAATATGTGGAGAATTGGTGATTGGGAATTAATGATTGGACTTATGGATGCAATAAATAGTCTACACAGTGGTAGGTTTGATGACATCGACCAAACAATACAATCCTTATTAATTTTCATCAACGCAGAGATAGATGCGAAGGGTTATAGAGAGATGAGAAAAGAAGGAGTTGTATCGTTAACCAATACTACAGGTGGACAAACAGACATTAAGAATATTGTAAACAAGTTAGACCAAAGTGGTATGGAGGCTTTCGCTACACAGTTAGAGGATTTACTTTATGCTTTACTTGGAATTCCAAATAGAAATAATAAAGCTGGTGGTGGTGGAGATACAGGTCAAGCCGTTGAATTAAGAGATGGATGGGCAGATTTAGAAATCATTGCTAGAAATAAGGAAACTACTTTCAAGAAGTCAGAGAAACGTACGTTGAAGATTATTTTAAGTATATTTAATTTGGATAGAGAAGATGAATTGAAGTTAATGGATATCGATATAAAATTCAGTCGTAATAAATCCAATAACCTATTAGTGAAAACCCAATCCTATGAGACATTAATGAGAACTAAAACCATTGCTCCTGTAGATGCATTAGCGATAGTCGACCTAGTATCTGATGTTAATGAGTTTATCAAACGTGGAGAGGCATTTTGGGGAGAAGATTTTGCAAATAGATTATCAGAAAAACAGGAAGTTGCACAAAAAGGTATCGATAATCGAGCGATTGAACTTGAAACCAAGGAAATATAATGGTTTGGTTATAATTTATTGAATTAATCTCTATACTAAGTATGAAGGTAATAACACAAATAAAATTATGCACTGGGCGAAAGCATGGTGTGGAATTGGAGGAATAGAACATGGAATTTACATCAGAACAACAGGCTTATATTGACAAGTTAATTGATGACAAAACGGCAACACTATATACTAAAGAAGAATTGGACAAAAGAGTTACTTCGGAAGTGGATAGGAGAGTCGAGAGTGGTATCCAAAAAGGACTAGAAACTCAAAGGTTAAAGTGGGAGGCAGATTATAAAGTTAAAGCTCAAATGTCGGCAGAGGAATTGGCAAAGGTTGAAGTTAAAGAACAATTAGAGGAGATTGCTAAAAGAGAAGCAATTATAAACAAACGTTCTAACGAAATCGATGCGAGGGACATGCTTACAGGAGCAAATATTCCACAAGAAGATTACACTAAGTTTTTAAACCTATTGATATCCGATGATTCAGATGCAACAAAAGAAAACGTTAATAATTTCATTGATACTTTTAATTCGACAAAGAAAAACATTGAGTTAGATGTTAAGAGACAATTATCAAACGTACAACCACCTAAAGGTGAGCCAGAAACGGAAGGAAAGCCGATTTCTAGTGGGGATTTTATGGACATAGCGAACGAGGGAAATATTAGAAAATACTAAAACGAGAATAACAGGAGGAATATAAAATGGCTGGAACTATACCACACGTGGGAACAACTGCAATGTTTGACCCAGATAACGTAATGATGATGGATGCGAGAGATGGTGCAATACCATCAGAGCAAGGAAGTTTAATATTAAAAGAATTCGTAGCAGAGAGTGCAGTAGCTAAGTTAGCAAAGGCAATGCCTATGACTAAGCCTATAATTAATTTTACTTACCTAGCAGAAGGACCGGGAGCTTACTGGGTAAATGAAGGTGAAAAGATTCAAACAGGTAAGGCAAGCTGGTTAACGGCAGAAATGGAAGCTAAAAAGGTAGCAGTTATATTACCAGTATCCAAAGAATTCTTAAGATACACAATGACAGATTTCTTCAATGCAATGAGACCTGCAATAGCAGAGGCATTTTATACTAAGTTCGACCAAGCATCTTTGTTTGGTAACGACACACCGTATAAAGCTGGAGTTTCTATTTGGGAGAATATCGAGGCAAGTGGTAACAAGATTGTTAAGGGTACAGGTGAAAACTTATATGAAGATTTCAACAACCTATTAGCATTAGTAGAAGATGGAGATAATGACCCTAATGGATTTACTACTACTAAGAGATTCAGAAAAGACTTACGTGGAGCAGTAGATGCACAAAACTTACCAATATTCAATGATGTATCTGGTGGAGCAACAAGTAGAGTACTTGGACTTCCAATAGGATATGCAAGTGGTAAAGCATGGGATTATGATAAAGCAGAAATGATAGTTGGAGACTGGGACAATGCTAGATATGGTATCTTACAAGGTATCGAGTACAGTATTTCCGAAGATGCAACATTATCTACAATAGTTGGAGAAGATGGAGAACCAATAAACCTATTTGAGAGAGATTTAATGGCATTAAGAGCGACTATGCATATTGGATTCATGACTCTTAAAGAAGATGCTTTCTCTGCACTTACACCAACTGTATAATTAATACAAATATTTAGAGGGTGTAACAACCCTCTTTTACACCGAGGAGGTTTATCGATGAGGATATCAAAAGGTGAAAGAATTTTAGAAGTAACTGACAAGGTTTATGAAGTTATTTATAAGCAACGAGGATACACTCCTTATAACGGCAAAGATGTTGATGAGAAAAAAGTAATCAAAATTGATAAAGTAATAAAAGAAGATGACATCGAGATAGCCGAAATTGCTAAACTAGAGGAGTTAACAGTTGCCGAACTTAAAGAGAAATTGGATGAGAGAGGAATTGAATACGATTCTAAGTTGAGAAAACAAGAATTAGTTGACCTATTAGGAAGTGATTAAATATGCAACTTGAAAAACTAAAAATTAGGTTGGGAAATCCAGATGTAGATGATGAGTTATTGTACATTTTATTGGAAGATGCACAGGACATTATATGTGACATTCGTAATTCCGATAAGGTCGAACCAAAATATCTTGGAACCCAAATTCGTATAGCTGTTGAGCTATTTAATAAGATGGGAGCAGAAGGTGAAGTTTCCCATGATGAGAATGGAATGAAACGAACATATGAGCGAGGTGGAATATCTGCTAGTTTGTTAAGGCAAATCACTCCTGTAATTAGAACATTAAATAATGAAGTTCGGGTGATTGAATAATGAGAACTTTGGAATTGAATAAAAGTAAACTTTGGTACGTGAATCCAAATGAAGTTGATGAAATAGAAGTCGTAGATGAAGATGGTTACTATACGGGTGAAATAATAAAGGTTTATGGAGTACCAAAGGTGATTAAACTACACCTATACCCAGCTACGGGAGATGTAGTCGAACGTGAGTTCGGAATGAATATAGATGTAGATATGGTTACAACTACAAAAATTGACTTGGAGAAAGACACATTATTATTTATAGTTGAGCCGACTGAAAAATTCAATACCACTTATAATTATATGATAACTCACAAACTACCAAGTTTAAATTCGTTTCAATATGGATTAAAAGGTAGGAGATAATTATGAGTACAGAGTATTTTAATTTTGAAATAAATATACCAAAACTTATGCAGAGGTTTTCCAATAAACCCTTTCCAGAC